TTATAATTTTTTTAAAAAAAGTATTGATTTTTGTATATACAAATGTTATAATATAGACAGTTAAGAAAGGTAAACAATCTTAACAAATAAGGTGGCAAGTGCCGGAAAGGAGTTACATATGGATGATATGAATGTAAGCGAATTACTCTTACAAGTAGCTGAAGAAAATCAGACAAGAAAAATCTTAGCAATTCTTCAAGAAAGCAAAAATCTTGAAGAGGCTACCGAAAAAGTAAAAGCTCTACTTAATAAATAAGTAGAGCAACAACCAAAATTGAAACTTGGATGGTTCACTTGCCACCATCCTTGTTTCAACTTAATAATAACACTATTTTAACTGAAAGGCAAGTAAATAAAATGGCTTATGTAAAAAAGACTAACAATCCAAAAATGGGCCGTCCTACCGTTGAACCACGCACAGAGTCATTATTAGTTAGACTTTCTAAAAAGGATATGGCTAATCTTGATTACTGTACTCAACAAACAGGACTTAAAAAAGCAGATATTGTAAGACAAGGAATTTCCCTTGTTATGCAAAATTTACAATCAAATAACCTACAAAAGTAAAACAACCCCACAACGGTACTATACTGTTGTGGGGTTTCACTTTGCACGATAAATTGATTTTGTTTTACTGTTTTAAAAGTTTGCTTAAAATTTTAAAACTTTAATTGAACATTTCAAAAGTTTTGAAAATCTCTTTTATAATTTTGAAAATTGTTTGAAAACTTTGAAAATAGTGTTTTGAATTTTCAAAATTAACGATATATTTCAAAAATTAATTATAATTGTTGATTCTTATACAATACGAAAAAGAAAAGGCATCAAATTGCAGTTTGATGCCTATGGGGTGACAGAAACACGGAATGTTGTGCTTTGCCTTAATCACAGACTTATTGTACCACACTTTGTTTCCGATTGCAATATGAAATCTGTTTAATAAATGTAATACATTCTGCCGTTATTCTTGTCATTAGAAATAATCTTCGAATACTTACAACCGGCATACTTACCTTTAGTAATTGTGCAAACAATCCTAAACTTATGACTTGCACCAAGTTTAGTATCTGTTTCAAACTTTGTTTCTGCCCTATTAAGTCTGCGTACTCTTGTGCCTTTAGCGACTGTGATAGTTTTGTAGTTAGAGTGAGTACAAGCATTACCAAGATGACTTGTAGCAATCCAACCTGTTGTCAATAGTGCCTTAACCTTTACCCAGCCTGTGCTATCATCTTCAATAACTTGTACTGTTTTACCTTTTTTTAAAGTTTTAAGTTTTGCACTAGCATTACCGATTGGGTCTTTAAAGCTATATTTATATAGTCCTGCGTTACCTTGTAATTTAACTTTCTTATTTTTCTGTAGTTTCTTAGTTACAGTTTTTGCCAACTTACCTAATCGGCTATAGAGCCAGTTGCCGGGACAACTCTTATTATCAAACCATCTATGGACAGTTAGCACCATTTCATCAGACTTAGGCTTGTAGCTTAGCGACTTGCTTTTGCTATTGAACCACAGTAGCTTCTTCTTGTTGTTTCTCTTGCAGATATCAACACACAACTTCACAAGAGATTTGTATACTTTACGGTTCATAGTATAAGGTTCTTCAAGTCCACTAGCACATTCAATTGTGACTGCTCTTTGGTCATTCGCATTACTAGAAGAACACCAACTACGGTTTTTCTCCTCAACAACAAGTGCTACTCTACCATCTGTGCCAATACCATAGTTGCAACTTGCCTCTCTTGATGGACTTGTAAAGCAATTACAAATAGATTCAGCTGACAACTGACCAACCACACAATGTGGTGTGATTCTGTCAATGGTGTGAGTTCTTAGTCCTGAGTGACAAGGACTTAATTTAGTTACACTTACAAGTTTACTGTTACTCATTGTTATTATCCTCACCTTCATCTGTTTTATTTTCTACAACTACCTTTAATCTTTTAATTAGTGATACAAGAAATTTAGGTAGTGGTATGCCGATTTCTGCAAGGTTTTCCAGCACGGAAATCAATTCATTGATGATAAACCAGATGGTTACTATCATTCCAATGCAATAATTAATCTTAATATCAATACCTACTTGCGTTAGTGCTGATGATATTAGATAGTCTGCAACAATGCCAACTGCAACGGCTGTTATGTAGCTAATTTTTTTGATAATGCCTACAACACCAATGCGGCTATTTAGCGTATGTGATACATACGCCTGAGCCATACCGGTAAAATAGTCAATAAGCATTACAATGACTAGTACAACAAGTGGCAATAATAACACGTTCAAATATGCAACAATAGCCCCCGTTACCGTTGCAAACAAAATTTGTAAAAAATTCTCTTTCATTTTATTTTTCCTCTTTGCTTTCTTCTTCTTCTGCTTCTTCTGTTTCTTCTTCGTCTTCGTCAACTGAGTACCAGCCGTCAACTGTTACTAAGTCTTCATCATGTAGAACATCTTTTGTGTACCATTTTAACGCATACTGTCTTACTTTATATTCGCTTTCGCCACTATCGTACATTTGTTCTAGTGTTCGCATCACGAACTTATGTAGATTAATTGACATTATTAAATCACCTCACTTTCGTCAGCACTAGCAACAATCACTTGTGCTAATTCTTTAAACTTGCTATCAATATAGCTTTTAGTATCTGCTACATATTCAACTTCACAATCACAATCGGAAACAATTGTAGTATGTGGGTAGTAAGTATGTAGTGATATTATTTTATCAACTTCATTCTTTGACAAATTAACTGTTATAGGTTTTGACCGTGGTGCTAAAACATACACTTCATTGTCATCAAGCCACTTCTTAAAAGATTCAATATCCCCATCAAATTTATTCATTCTTATTGCAATTCCAACACCACTAGCATTAATCCAACCTATTGAATTATCCAAAGCAGTATTCTTTTCATTCTCTCCTACACAAAAGTGAGTACATAAAATTAAAGGTTTGCTGTTCTCGGTGCTAAATGAATATGAGTAGTCATTTCTAAAAAATCTATGGGTTGTATTAGAATAACTCCATTCATAGCTAGTTGCTTTTTTCTGTGATGTTATTCTTTCAAGAAATAATCTTTGTGTTATGTAACCTGTACCGTCAGCATTGATTGTTAACGTATCGCATACACCGCCTACACCTTTTAAAATTGCATTCGTTATTTCGCAATTTTGAGAACTTTTATATTCTTCATAATCTGTTGCTATATCATTGACTTCAAGCATTACATTTTCTAGTGTGATTTCGGTTGCTCCACTCTTATAAACGTAGAAACATATTGCCTTATTTCTATTTGTTTCACTATCTACGTAAGGAGATGTAATTGACACTCTTTGTTTTTTGCCTTTAGCTAATTTAACTTCTGTTGCTTGATAGTTGTTAAATTCTGTTGTCAATCTAAATGTACAATCTGCTGTTGATGTAACATCACAAGATATTGTTATGTTTTTTCTATCTAATTGTGAAAAAGGCAAGTTAAGGTACATCAATCTTAAATATATACCAATTAGATAATCGTGTTCGATTGTTGTGTACTTAATAGCATTATCTACTTTAGTTACCGTAACACCACCAGCTATGTTAATACCTAGATTGTTTTTTAATACATTAAAATCAAAAAGATTTTTGCCCGCTACAAAAATGCTTGGATTTTCAACATCTTTAATGTCGGTAGGCTTGTCTAGGCTTGGTGTTGCTTCTTGGATTGATTTTCCATACATTGTTAATGCTCTTATACCTTCACTAGAGCAATCATATACAACACAACTACTACTTTTTTCAGTTTTGTTCTTAATTGCCAAATCAGTTATCTTTTGTTCTTTCTTTTGCAACTCTTTTTTTGTCTGAATTGATAGTTGATAAACACCATCTGCAACATTATAAGGTAGAAGAATTTTGTTTTTATCATCTGCCATACACAAGCAAGGGTACATATATAAGTCAATTGGTTTTGTATATGTACCTGTTTGTACAGATAGTAAAATATAACTTGTTGTATCATCAACAATAAATTCACTATCTGTATAGTACTTAGTTTCATTATTATTATCTGTTATTGCAACTTGTATATAACAATTGTCTGTATTAGATTTGTTACTTGATACATAGTACTTACCCGCTTGAAGATTAATTCTTTCGCTCAATAAAGCAACATACTTATTAGTTGGTGTGCCTGTGATGTGATAACTACCATCTTTCACTTTAACAACACTTAATCCGCCTGTGTTCTTGCCATCTAGTTTACTCCAATCAAATAAATTATGACTTTGCACTAAATCAGCCTTATCAGTTTTTAGTGCTTCAATATCTGCAACTGGTGTTGCTAATTTGCTACTAACATAGTCAAAGACTGCTTTAGTAGATGGGAAATAATCCGTACTTGGGAAAAGAATTTCATTAACCTTGTTGGATGCATTTTCTTTCTTGTTCACGTTTGCATCATTCGTTGTTTTGTAACTATCAAAATCAGCCTGATTAGCTTTGTTACTATCCATTTTGTTGACAGCTTCAAGCAGATTTTGAATTTTTATTCTTGCTTCTTTATCAAACAAATCGTATGTTTTTCCTTTATACTCGACTTCTTTTAGATAAGCCATTTTTTAAACACCTCTTTCAATACTTGCGTTGCCGTCTTCATCAATTGTAACTTCTGAATCTGTAACAACTAATTTTGCATTACCTTCGTCATCAATTACTATTTTTGCATTAGTAATTAATTTAATAGTTTCAGCTATTTTTTCAATACTGTAGCTTGATGTGTCAACACCTCTTTTTTCTATCTCAGTTCTAACATCTTCTAATGCTTTTTCTAAGATATTAACAACTGATTCAGTTTCATTACTGGCACTCTCCACTATATCAATAACAATCTTATTACTTTTACCTAACTGTACATTGTTGTTATCAATATATAATGCAGTAACTTTAACTTGCTGAGCTTTATATGTCAGCCAATAACCAATATTGCATATGCCAATATTGTTATCTGTTTTAGTTAACTGCTTTGTTACTGCTGTACCGTCTTCAAAGTCAAACTGTAGATATACATTAATATCATTAATGCTATTTTTACAAATTACATCAGGTAGCATGACTTTGATAAATTCAAAGTCATGTTCCTTTTCGTAAATTTTAGTTTCCTTGAATATTGTGAGTGTTTTGTGTTGCCATATTTTAAATGTCATGTTAGCCACCTTTTTTATTCAAATGTAATAACGCCTTTTCCATTTTCATCTACAGACAAGTCAAATTGTTTGTTTTGCTGATTTAAAAGCTGTAGTAAAAATTCAGCATAGTTAAAAAATGTATCTTTTTCCGTATCATTATAAACAACAATATTACTATCTACATAGCTTGGTAGCTTAATCTTATCTGATGTGTTGTCAACATAGATTTTTTGTAGATTTTTGCAGTTGTTTAGTGCCGGTGACGATACAGCAGTAACATATTTACTAATATAAGCAACAGTAACTTTATCGTTATTATTTGCAAAATTTGAACCTAAGCCATTGCCAGATGAAGATAGTAAAATTTTGCCGTTTGCATCAAATAAATAACTATTGTCAAAACTAAATTTAGCATTCAACATGGACTTTGTATAAAAAGGTACTTGACCTGTACCACCAACGTAAGATTTAACCAAGATAATGTTAATTTTAGAACCATTGTCCGGTTGTTTTTTAAAATTCAAATAGTAGTTATTTCCGTTTTGTATAATCGTATATTCACTAGTGCTGTATATATGACTTGTTTTTTCGTTCATGACAATTAAACTGTCACCGGGACTATAATTTTTGCCTACATAGAAATCTACAAAAGTTCCGTTTGCAATTCTTGTTTCCATACTTGTTAATACTTGTGTGTTAACATTCAAATCTTTAACAATACTGTTTCTGACAGCTTTGTAATCTTCTTGCATTTGCAAGAACAAATCTGATGTATCTACTTGTTTTATTACTCCTGTGACAAAACCACAAACTCTTGTATCTAACCGAAAGTCTGATATATCAGATGTAGTAATTTTTGTTATATTAGCATTAACTTTAACTTCTGCAAGTTTTAAATCATAAATACTACTATTTCTTGTTATTGAAACTGCTGTTGGTGTTGGTGATGCAGTACCTTTAAGTATCTTAATACTAATAGTTCTGGCAGTATAGTCTAGCCTTATTACTACCGTATCTATTCTGGCATAGGCTGTATCTGATGCATCAATGCTATAGTTAACCGTCTTGTCATTTTCAATCCATTTTTCATTAATATATGCTTTGCCTGAGCCAATATTAATCGACATATCATTATTTGATGTAACTATAAAAGCCTTCCCAACTTTTTCAAACACACCATTTGTTATTAATCCTTTGAAGTAGTTACCTAACTGGTCAGCGTTATACCTTCTATCTCCATTTACGCTATTAAAAAAACCGTATGTAATCATTAAATTCACCTCTTATTAAAGAATAGTTGCACTATTATATATTTTTTGGTCATCTAAAGTTAAAGTAATCGTATAACCACTATCGTCCCAACATTCTGTAGCTTCTGTTATAGTTACTTCACCCCATAAGCCACTGTCAATATCTTCAACTTCAACAATGTTACCAACATCATATTCATTTCGAAAATCTTCCTTTTTCGCAATAATTGTGCCTTGAAATGTTTTAATGTTCATTATTTCTGACTTGTGTAATTCTTCACTGCCTTTGTTAATTAAACATTTCTCGTAAATATCTTGACCATTCGTAGTGTTCGGTGCTGATGTATTACTGGCATCAACACATATTTCACGCCGGTAAAAGCCCGTGTATAAAGGCTTTAGTTTTTGCAATCTAAAAGCCTCACGCACCCACTGTGTACGTCCTTCGCCTTCCCCAAATACTACTGCACAGTTCTTCCAGTTTGTATAATCAGTTGTACAAGTAATATTCTGTATATTTTCATTTCCTTCTGAAAACGTATAATCAACTTTTTCTCTTTTATAAAGAGAAAAAAGAATGTAGCTTCTATTATTATCATATGCTTCTCTATCAAACCTAATTTTCATGCCGAATTTGTTAGCTTGACAGATTTCCATAATTTTATCTAATACATTTTCGCCCTTGTATTGTGCTGTCATGGTTTCACCCGTATTTGACAAACGCTTATCTATATCAAAACCTTTGCAGTACCGAGGATTAGCAGTGCTATCTTCTAAAACTGGAATTGGCAAAAAATTGGTTTTTATAAGTGATATGATAATATCACTTGCTTTTTCATTTGTGAATTCTGCATATTCTGTTACAATTCTTCTTGATAAATACGATAATAAGTTTCTGCCACTTGCGATAATATAAGTCCCATTTTCTTTATCTTTTGTTATTTGAATTTTTTCAATCAACATTAAATCAGTTGGTACATCATCACGTTGTACATAAATTGCCGTATCTAACAGTTCTAACAATTTCTTACTAGCCGGTATGTATAATTCAAAATCACCCGGAGAGTTGTAACGGCTAGTCCATATAAGTGATTTATAGTTGTCTATAACTCCAACGGGCTGATAACTGCCATCAAGTAAATACACTTCCATAATTACACCCCTTGATATTTCTTATTAACAATAAATTCTACTTGCATATTAGCACTTCCGCTTTCTGCTGTATAGTAGAAGTCATTGTTACCGGGAACACAAGTTATCCACTTTGCACCGTACTTTCTCTTTGATAAAAAGTTCTTTTTGCTACTACCTGTATACAAATATATTGACTTTTCCCCAGCGTTGCTATTAATTACAATTTGCTGATTAGCTGACATTGCGTAATTAATAGTGAAAGTATCTCCGGTTGTGCGGTTTGTGATTGATGGGTTAGTAACAGCACCACCAACGGCAGTTATTTTAACTATAATACCCGTATTAGCTTCGCCTACATCAACTAATTGTGATATTCTGCCCTTCCCCTCACCCATAGTTATGCCCATGTCCGGGATACTGAAAGGAAATTCAAATAGATTTTCGCTATCAGTAAAACCAATAACATCTTCTGTAGTTGAAATAAAATAGGGCTGTGGGCAGATAATAGATATTTGTGGTTGCTGTACTTTATCAAAAAGATTTGCTTCAAATTTTTCAACAATACCTTTGATGTACACATCTCTACTATCATTAGTCCAATATAGTGTTATTTTCGCTTTACAAGCGAAAAATCTATATAATTCCAGTCTGTTCAGTTCTATTGGTGGCTTAATATTAATATTAATAACAATGTTTCTTTTTTCAGCCTTCATTGAATTTATTACACAACCGTCTGCGTAATATAAGTTAGAAGTGTTTATATTTGTGTCCGGAGATGTTAAACCGTCAATAGATAAGATGTCATATTTATCTCTAACTTTTGCAAAATCTAGCCTTTCACCGTTCTGAGTTTCAATTATTAAATTAAACATTGTCAGTCACCTTGATTTGTTTAATCAGATTTTTCGTATCTCTATAAATATCCAGTCTTGATAAAGGGGTTGGACTATTATTAGTTTGATTAAACGTATTATTAATAGTTGTGTTGTTTACATTGCTAGTTACTTTGTCTTTAGTTGCTTGTGAAATATTACGATTAGCATTAGCTAAATTTGCCCTTGCTTGTCTTAGTCCATCTGTAAAAATTGGGTCAAGTTCAAGGCTCTTATTAAGCACTTTATTTGCTGACTTATAAGCCTTTTCTGCTGTATTCTCATACGCATTAGCTACCGATTTTTCGCTATTTTCAGCACCTACAACAAGACCTTCGCCAAACATTTCACTTAACCATCTACCCTTTCTTGACGGTGAGTGAATGCCTAAGAAATCTTTGACGGTATCAACAATAGTTCCGGCTACACTACTTGCACTATCAATCAATTGATTAATTAAAGAATTGTTTTCAAGTCCTTCAATAAGACCTGAAACAAAGTTTTCGCCTACACTCTTAGATTTTACCTTGTTAGCTTCTTTTTTTGCCTTGTTCATAGTGCTTTTAGATGCGTTTCCAACTTGGCTATTATTCTTGTTAATGCCTTTTGTAATTTCACCTACAGTTGTTTTACCTGTCCAGAAAAATTCACTTGCTTTATAGTCGGCACTTTTTTTAGCTTCACCTACTGCATTTTTTGCAGAATTGCTAACTTTGCCTTTATTCTTGTTTAAGCCTTCTGTGATTTTGTCAGCACCTTTTGTACCTGAAAAAAACAATCCTTCTGCTGTATGTAAAGCCTTTGTTTTTGCTTCATCAACAACTTTCTTACTTGTGTTACTAACTTTTTCCTTTTTACTTTTAATGCCATCTGATAGTGCTTCACCCGCATACTGACCACTGTTTTTTAATTTGGTTAATTCTTTGTCAGCCTTATCTACCATTGACTTAGCTGTATTAACCATTTCTTGTGAAACGCCCGGTGCCCCTTCTTCTACAGCCTTTTTTAAGCCTTCATATTGCTTTTTAAAATCTGCTTTTTGCTGTATCAATGTTTCTAGCGTTGCGTTTTTTGCTGATACAAAATTATAAGTCATATTAGCTACTGCTTTATTAATTTTATCTATATTTCCTGTAGCCATAGCAGAAGTTACATTTTCATAATTTTGAATCGTTGTTACACAATCTAAATAATCTTTCTGTGCATCTCTAAACTTTTTGCTTGTAACCTTTGCCGTTTTTGATAAGCTATTATCAATTTTTTGTTGAGAACCGTTTACTTCTGACACTAAATCAGTATAACCCCTTTGTGCATAGTAGTCTTCACCTTTGTGTTCTTCTTTATATTCTTTTAACTTTTTTTGTGCAGTTCTTAACTTTAAATATTCACTTCTCAACGCCGTCTGTGCTTTATCATTAGCCGTTGTCGCTTCATCTAGCTTAGAATATGCATCTTTTTGCTTAGCAACTGCATTTTCATATGATTCACCAAACGCACTCTGCTGAGCTTCTGCTCTTTTCATAGCAATAGTATCTTTGATTTTTTGTATTACATTATTATAAGAAGTAATTACATGTCCATTGTTTTTTATTTCTAGCTTTAATGCTTTTGATAACGTGGTTGTAATAGTTTTTGAACGTTCTTCATATCCTTTTTTGACATTGCCATTTTTATCAGTTATTTGTTGCAATTTGCCTAATAAAGTTTCATAATAACCAAATTCGTTAGTGTTATCTTGACTGGCTTTCTGTCTTTCTTCTTTAAGTTCTTTCCATTTTTTTGTTTCTTCGTCAATAGATGTATATAATTCATCATGCTTAGACTTCATTTCTGATGTTTTGTCTGCATTATCACCAAATAAATCGTTAAGAGCCATAAAAGTTGTAACTAATGTACCAGCTATGGTTACGATTGCACCGATTGGGTTACTACTTTGTGCAATATTCAACAACTTCTGGGCAGTTGTTAAACCCTCTGTGGTACTTCTGAGGGTAGAAAATGTTGTAATTAGATTAGTAATTTGCGTTGCAAAAGAAGATACCTTTTTGCCTATAAAGATAGATAATAAATATCCACCAACTGTTTTTGCTATAACTTCAATGGTTGGCAAGTTATCAATAGTCCATTCTATACCATCTTCTACATCCGGTAGGAAGTCTTTTAGAATTGGCTTAATTAGTTTTGTTTGCACAGTTCTGTATAACACTTTAAGTTCACTATCAACATCATCATAAGCAACATCATTAATTTTTTCCATTGATTTTTTGGTTTTGTCAGCTTGCCCATTAACATTCATCAAAGCCTTAACACCATCAATGCCTAGGTCTTCCCACATTGTGCCGAACAAATCAACACCAGCTTGATTCTGCTTTACTTGATTGTCCATGCTGAATAATGCCTTTAAAGTCTTTTTAGTTGCACTCTGTGCTGACTTACCACCCTTTGCGAACTCCTTACGCATTTTGTTTGCATCTAGACCGATAAGCTGAAAACCTTCATCTGTACTAGTTGCAGTATCCTTAGTTCTGATACCAAACTCCTTCATGGCATCACCTAATTTATCAACACTAAAAGTACCGGTATCAGTACCATTTTTTAATGAATTAAAAAATTCATCAGCATTATAGCCTAACTGCTTATAGTGTACTGAGTATTCATTGATACTGTCTAACAAATCATCATTCTTGTTAAGTCCATTCTGAACACCTTGGACTATAAGATTAAAAGCTTCTTCACCACTCACGCCGAACTGGTCCATAAGCATGTTTACGGCTCTCATGCTCTCTTGTACGTCAAAATCGAATGTGTCACGTAGAACTATTGCATTTTGGGCTAGTTCTTTTATTTTTGATGGGTCAGTTTCTTTAGTAGTCTGAACTATTTTAGACAAGACGTCAGATAAATCTTCATAGCTTTCGCCCATACCGTCATCATACAATTCATCTAAGACACCTTTATATTTCTGTAGTTCTTTACCTTGTATGCCCGTCTGATTACTGAAATTGTTGTAAGCAGTTTCCACACTACCAATGTCAGTAACCATTTCTTTCAATTTATCAAGTACAACTTCCACACCGTCAGCAACAAAAGTTGACATAGCACCTTTTGCTACAGTAAAGCTACCGTCTAAGTTTTCAGCGTTATCACCTACATCTTTGAGTTCTCCAGCGTATTCCTCAGCCTTGCTTTTTGCACTTGCGTACTTTTCCTTATTATCATTCAAAGATGTGGATAACTTTAATAGTTCTTCTTTTAATGCCTTAGCTGATTCGCTATTTTTGCCTTGTTCCAAAACTGCGTTAATATAAGACTGCTTAAGTTCATCAACTTTTTGTGACTGGCTTTCTATTTCAGCCTTTAACTTTTCTGATGATGTTTTACTTTCATCCTCTTTAGCTTTTAAATCAGCTAATTTTTCATTGAATTTTTTGATTTGGGTTTCAGCTTTGGCAACTGTTGCAGACTGATTGTTAATTTTAATTTGTAAATCTTGTGCAGATTTAGAATTTTCGCCCTGTTCTTTGCTTACAAGTTCATATTGTTTTTGTAGGTTTTCCAGCTTTGTTTTCTCTAACTCAGATACTTTGTTAAGTGCTTTGAGTTTTTCACTAACGCCGTCTGTTGACTTGCTCCAGTTATCTAAACCGGCTGTGTTTTTCTTAAATTCTGAATTAACAAGTCTAATTTGTCTATTAGCTTCTGTAATATTCCTTTTAAATTCGCTTAAATCAATTGTAAATTTTGTTGTTGGATTTTCTTTTTTCTTTGCCATTTAATCACACCCAATTATCTCCGGCTGGTTTTCTGATGACGTTCTTTTTTTGAATTGCCTTTTTAATCTTTTTATCGTGTCTGTTAATCATTTGATACGTCTTAATAAGTTCATGAAACTTATAGTATCTCAATGATAAAGGGTCTAAAGATGTGTGTCTGTCACATAATGCCATTTTCATATCAAACAATGTTTCTGACAGGGTAGGTGGCTTCTGCTCCCTACCCCCTTCTAGTTTTTTGTGTTACCAAAAACAGCGTTAATGTCACCAATTGAATACTTAATGATGTCAATAACTACATTAATGACGTCTTTAAAATTAACATTTCTCAGTTCTTCGGATGTCAGTTCCGGGAACACATCTTGTAAAATCGGTTTACACATAGCATAGCTATTCATTACTACTGTTGATATAACTTCATATAAGTTTACTGCTGTATCGTCATTAGCATTAATAACTTTATCAATATTAAGCACTTCAACAATATCTTCTACTGTTCCCATTTTTAAGTTAACTTCTTGTGCTTCATATGTTTTTACAATCTTATTCTTTTTATTTCTGATGTTTAGTTTAATCATAATATCCCTTTCGCAATACAACTAAAAGCAAGGCTACTAATTATGTAACCTTGCTTTATTTTTTTACGCAGTAAAGAGTGTGTCAGGTGTCTGCACTTTGCTAAAAAACGCAGTTTCGGTCATTGTCTTATCAACACTAGTATTGAGTGTTACCGCTCTTGCTGACTTTTTATTACCACTATTGTCAACATTTTTTTCAAATTTGTGTGTGGTGTTGATGCCTGTGAATGTTAGTTCCTGTCCGTTTGCTTCTGTGCCGTCATCTTCTGTTGTATGTGTATCGTCTGGAATGTTAAATGTACCCTTTAAACGCCATACATACATTTCTGTGCCGTCTGTTAGTTTTGTGATATAACCAAACGCAAAATACTTCTGTTCTCTTTCGCCTTCAATTAGTACACCTTTTTCTTCGTTATAATTCTGACCGGTGATTTTTGCATAGATGTCAAGAGGTAGTGCAGATGTATTAACGCCTATTTCGTCATTACCTGTTGATGATACAGTAACCATTGGTTGGTTATCGTAGTAATGTGGTTCATTGCTACTTTCTGTAGACTTGCTAATCTCACTAACTCCGGCAAGTGACATAACTTCACCGAATGTAATTTCTTCTGCTGTATCTTTGGTTACTTCTGCAATAACTGCACCTCTAACGCCACGGAATTCTTCAACTTTCATTCTGCTTGTTCCTTTCTGTAGTAAATTGTGTATCCACGTCCGGTATGGGTCTTTTCGTCGCTTACAACTGAATGACCGTCACCGGACACGATAAATTTATTGTCTTTCAATATCTTTTTTAGTTCTCTAAGAACTGTATAAACCCGTTCTGGGTCGGTACTATAAAAATTAACATCATATTCGTATATAATGCTTGTTTCTTCGTTGTCATAATATGAAGTACTATCACTTGCCGAATTCCAGAATGTAAAAAAATTGCTGGGATAGGGTTCATCTTTTGTTAACGAACCTTGTAGGAAAACATCATATCCGAATTTTGACAGTATATTAATTAATTCATCTTCCATGTTCATCCCTCATTCAATTTATTTACATACTTTTGAAATATTTTATTTTGAATTTCAAAATTTTCTGTTTTGGTCTTTTTGCCGAAAAGGTCAGCCCTAAACTTTGTGTCTGGCTTTTGCCTAGGTGTACCATACATCAAGAAGATGGAAGGTAAACCACCGTTTTCAATGTCAAAACCAATATTAACGCTATATGCGTTTTGTCCTTCTTTGGTTACAACTGGTCTATCATATATTGATTTCTTTGTGTTGCCTGTAACAATATGTCTATCAATATCTTTAGTGATTTTATCGGTAACATTTTTGTGTGTGGCTGTTAAACACTCTTGTGCTATTTTATCTGCATGATTATATAAATCATTGAATTTTTCAGCCATTTCCGTAAAGCCCGAAAAATCGAACCATACTTTATTCTTCGATTTTGCCATTATGCACCGCCTTTAACGGCTCGAACTTTGAACTGCATAAACTGATTACGGTTTTCAATGTTTTCTGGCTCATTGATAACTTCGTACACTTTGCCTTTTACAACAAGTCTACAATTTGATGTGATGTCTGGTCTGTACCATGTTTCGACAACTGCCGTATCTTCAATAATAATAATATCGTTGCTGACCTTCTCTGTACCACCAAATGAACGAAAACAACAATATATAATATCCTTTGTTCTGTATTTCTTTGTTAGTACACCCTTTTTAGTTTCAGTAGTGACAACTTGTAACTCCGCAACCGAGTTGAATATTGTTGTTGGTCTATACATCTTCGTCACCTACCGTAAATGCCATCTGTGTAACCCTCTCTTTAAAGTAATTTGAGAGTTCACCGGCACCGTAATTCCAGAGGTCAGCAACGCCACGGGCAATAGCACCAGTAGCAAATCTGCTTTCCACAACAACAGCATCTACACCGGCATCAAGCATATACTGCTTAACTTCGTCAATATATACTTGTAGCGTGTCATTTTGATAATCACCCGTGATTCCCAATGATGCTTTTACTGCTTTTAATAGTTGTGCTTCTGTCATAGTGCTACTGCTCCTTTATAACTAATTATTCGCCTTTCTTGATAAGAACAACGCCGTTTGTGTCGATTAACTTACCGTCAATAATCATCATAACTTTGTTCTTAATCTTGTTAGTGTCATTGTCAACCCATTTTGTTGCAGTCATATCCATGTTAGTGTTAATTGCATAATCGGATAGATTAATAAATACTGCAACTACATCACCTGTTTTAGCATCTTCGTAAGCTGGTAAAATATCATCCTCAACGGTTTCTACTTCTTTACCCATAAAACGATATTTTTCTTCGCTGTCAATGCCGTAGTTAACTCTTGCAATCGGCTGACCATTCTTATCTACCATACCGTCAATATTACCATCAAATGTTGACTGATTCATAACGAAACAACCGTTTCTATATGCTTTTTTAATCTTGCCTTTGACCTTGTGCCAACCTTCCCAAGTACCAAAATCCACTGTAGAAAGTGTTACAATGTTCTTTACTCTGCTATCCTTTACAATACCTAAAGGTTGGTTTGTACCTGTGCCGTTGAAGATAGCAATTTCAACTGCTTTGACAATCGCTTCTGTGGCAAGGTTAATAAATTCTTTTTGAAATACGTCTAGTGTTGTAATATTAACTAGTAGTGACTGAGCGAGTTTGCACTCAACGCCAAAATAACTAAATGTAACAGATGAATTTGCTTGAAGTTTCTGGTCTTCACTTGCAGTAGTTTCATCAATCCATTTTGCTGTTGGCTTTAGGTCATTAATTGGAATACTTACGCCACCTTGTACGTTAAGTTTTCTAACCTTCGCAAAGATATTTCCGTAGCTTTCTAGCTTCTTAACAATTTCATTTACGATTGTTTTAGGGATAACGGCTGATGCATCAACTGTGTTTGTTGCTTCTCTTAGTTCTGCTGAAATTGGAACGTTTCTACAAATGAAATTCATAAACGCAGTTCTATATTCAACGCTATCACTTGGGTCTTCTTCTCGCTTCTGTGGCTGACCGTTCTTGATGCCGAATGAACCACGTACTTCACCGTTGATAACTTTATGACGTGCATCAGGATTGTTGTTTCTGTTTTCGCCGTCATTGTTATCACCATTATTGTTATTGCCGTCATTGTTATCGCCGTCATTGTTATCGCCGTCATCTAGATTTTTTAACTGTTCTTCGGCTTCGTTAATTTCATCTCTGATTTCTGCTAGTGTTGCACCGAGCGAACGAACTTCGTTAACGTCTGTGCTTTCGTCTAGCTTTTTTCTTAATTTTTCCATCTGTTTCTTGTTTCTTGTAATAAGATTGTTAAGATATTCTCTTACTGTCATTTTTAGTTCTCCTTTAAATTTAACTTAATTTTGATTTTCTCTTTTTCAAGTTCTAAACTATCTGCGTTGTCAATATCCATTGACCTTCTTGCACTCTCCAGCACATCTTTGGCACTCTCCAGCACCATTTTATTTTGTCTTGCAGATATGTTTGTGTCCTCATAAGCTGGGAAGGTAACTGCCGACACTTCAAAAATTTCTGAAATACTCTTAATTCTGCGTGTCGGATGTTCAGTCTTTAAGTCTTCCCATTCTTCTTTGTCTATATAAAAAGCGAATGACATTCCAGATATGTCACCTCTTTTTACTGCTGAATATAGTTCTTTTGCTTTTGCATTGCCTTCAACATCAAGATTAACTCTAATGCTCATACCTTCATCATTTACAGTCATTTGCATTGTGCTGTTCTTTGTATTGTTGCGACTTCTTGCAAGAGGTATCATATTAAAATCGTGATTCACTAAAAAACGCACATCTTTTAGATTTGTGTTTTTTAATGCTCCCACTTCAATGATTTCATCATATAACCCTAAGTCAGTTCTTGAATCGTAAACAATTGGTTGACCTTCAAGATATGTTCCATGTTCTTCATCTTCTTTTGCCCTAACATCAAAATCATATGACCTAATTTCATGTTTCTTCATTGTTGCTTTCTCCTACTTGGTATTTTTTCGCATCATCAACATTAACGTAGTTAAGTGATTGCATTCTAATTCCTTTTAGTTCCTTTAATGGTCTTAAACCTAGTGCCGTTCTTGCTTCATTTTCAAATAAACTACCGTGGTCGCCTAGCAGTCTAATCATTTCTAGAATTTGTGATTTAGTCATAAATTCCAACTTATTCGCATAGAATACCACTTCATTTCTAAAGCCCTTTTCTCTTTTCGTGAAAAGCACTTTTGTAAATGCTTGACCCAATGAAATTATCAACGGTTCTAATGTTTTTTGGTAAAAAGCCTCATACTGTTCAGACGTAAAATCTGCTGTGATAATAGCTAAAGACACGCCAAAATGCCTTAGTATTTTATCATCCACGAATTTTAACGTGTCTGCATCAACCAACTTTGTTTCTTTTTTAATGGGCGTAAATTCGCTTTTTAAGTCTAGAGGTAAAAAACCACTTTCGGCATTTTTTAATTTTTTTTCTAAATCTTTTAATGCCTTTTCAGTCTTGCCATCATCCAACATCCCATTATATTTAACTATGCCGTTAATAGCATAACTAGCTTTCATTGCTGTAGATACGCCGTGCAGAAGTGTGTGGTAAACATCCAATGTGGTTAGCAAAGCACTGTTATCAGGCTGACCGTTTATATCTCCACCCATAAAATCATTAGTTGCGTATCTGGTTTTCCAGTGAATAACATCCGACTGCTTTAGTACGTAGTCAGTTCCGTTAGAGAAATAGAAATGAATAAATAATCTATCACTATCATCTTGTATGAAATCGACTTGAACGGGCTGAATAGGGTATAACGCTTCTAGTGTTCTTTTAGAGATACCACGATTATCAACACTTTCTTTCCAGACCGGCACAATAAAGGCATTTAGATTTAACAATAACAAGTTTGTTGTTTTTTCTAAAAAATCTGCTGTAGTCATAAATTCATTTGGGTTGTCTAAAACAGATTGAATATTATTGCTTCCAGCCGGTTCAGTATCACCGTTACTATTTCTGATAATGTGTTCCGGTGATAACTTTTTCATCTCTGATGAAATGCAATTAACACATTGCTGTACAATGTCATTTGCGTATATATTACTACCGAACTGAGAAAACGCCGGAGCATATCCATTTAGCACATCTATGTATTTTTGATTTTGTTTTTTTGTTGATAACTTTGAAAATACGTTACTGAAAAAGCCCACCGTTTTCACCTCATTTCAATCATTTGCTTGTACTCTGTTCTATATCTTCTGTACATCTCATACAGAATTACAAAAGTTACTGCACCGTCTATTTTCTTTGCCGGTTCTGTTTTGACTAGCATACAAAAGCCCTTGTTATTAACTAATAAACTTGCGTTTTTCAAATTCCACTTATCAACATCATTGTCATTAAAATTAATTAACTGATGTTGAAAGTCTGCTTCACACAGTTTAACTGCATTGTTAAGTGTTTCAGCATTTTGCAGTATCATAACCATATCATCATTTTTACGTGTCCATCCGTAATAGTCCATCCTAGTCAAAAAATCTTTTGCAAACTTTTGGTCATATCCACACTTCCAAAGTTTAATATTGTAATCTTTGTACAGTTTATAAAACCAATCTGCAACTAATGATAAATCTATGTCATTGCCTTCACTAACAGTTAATAGCCCTTTTTTCAGCCATTCACTGTATTTTGCACCGGCGTTTTCATCATTGTTATTTTCCAATTTTGATTGGGGAATAAAATAATGTGAGTATATATATTTGTGTGGGTCATTTGGTTTCATTAATAAAATTTTTGCGTTTGTCAAGTCGGTGGTTTCTGACAAGTCACACGCACCTAAACATACACAACTCCTAAAATCTTCAAGATTATACACAGCTTTATAATCATAATCTTCAAGATTTAACCAACTTTCCACACCGTTTTGTTTTATGTTAAAATCTTTCGTCAGTACAAAAATTCTATCGGCTTTAGACGTTTTAGCAACATCAATCTGTTCATCCATGTAATCCCACTTTTTAACTATGCCTAAAGTTGGGTTGGACTTAACCCACGATTTTCTATTTTGCCAAATTTCTTCTTCGCTATCTTGGGTGTATAACCACGGTAAAAGCCTTTCGGCTGATTTCCCGGTATCTTCACCCCAAATAACTGCCCTTGCTTTCTTCAATTCATCATCAAGATAACCGTCAACAACAAAACCTTCTGTAGAAATGTTAATAAATTTGGGGTTATCTTTCAAGGATTGTGACTGTTCTATTGACTTACCTATAACGTTGTTTTTCATTTCGTGTGTTTCATCAACAATAGCAAAATCAATATTACGCCCTTCTTTGTTCCTTGTTCTGTCAGATAGTTTGAAGATTTTAGAACCGTTTGCTTTATTGATAATAAAACGCTGGTTCCTTTTTGTGTCTAAATCGTTGGGGTCTATTAATTGTCGCATTGTATCAATAGCATCATAAGTAATAGATGCTTGGTTATCATCATTGGAACTACACACAATGTCAGAGCCTTCATTTCCTACGATTAATTCGCTTAGTCCTAATGCTGAACAAGTTTCTGACTTTGTATTTTTTCTTGTAATCAGAAGAAGAATTTTCTTAAACCTGTCAAAATCAGTTTCAGTCATTTTGAATGAATATATCGTTTCTATAAACGCCTTCTGCCATAACATAAGTTTCATTGGCTTATTGTAATAAGGTGACTTTGTTAACCTTATACAATTTTCCATTATGTTCATCCTTAGTCTGGCATCATCAGTATTGTAATAATACCGGTCATTATTAAAATCATCTTTAAGATTATTCAGTTCTTGCCACAACTCTTGACCGACTATAATTTCACCGGCTGAAATTCTATTGTAGTATTCAAGCAAATACGAATTATCTGCCGTCCACTTTGTTTTATTCTTTATTAGCATATTTTTCAACCCATTCACGTAACGGTGATTCTTGTTGTTCATCATTACTGATGAATTTACTTAATACTTTCAACAAATTAGTGTACTGCTGTAGAAGTTCTTTGTATTGTTTAGAAGCGGGTGTTGCTTTCTGTAGTTTTTTGTTTTTGGGATGAAATTGGATAAAAGGTAACTTCCTTAATTCCGTCAATCTGTTTTCCAAAAAAACAAATTCATCTACAGCCTGTTCAATAAAGCCAATGTCACACCCATTTGTTTTAAGATATTCAATTATTTTTTCTTTTCTTTGATTATCTTTTTTCTTCATTGTCAAAGTCCTTATATTTTTTGCTAATTTGGTTTTGGAAAATCTCATTTTTTGACTTTCTGCGAGAATTAAGAACTTCCCACAGTCTCTTTTAGCCTTATCAAATATTTCTTGGTGGGGGGTGTCTTTCTCAAAATGTTGCCGAATATTTTTCCCACCACTCATTAATAAATTTTTTCCATTGTTCTTTATCTCTTTTGTCTTCGCAATTTAATAATCTATCTAAGCAAGTTTCCTTAGCTGTGTCAATGTATATAAGCCTTGCACCTAACATGTTTGCAAGTCTTGTGCGTTCTGCCGATAAAGGGTAACCACCGACCACATAAGCGTTTTGCCATTTTCCTTGCCGGTGCTTAATTTGTTGTAATATTAAATCTCTTATAGTAAACACATTGCTTGTTAGTTCTTTAGGTTTAATATATAAAGGCTGATTTGATATTGCCATCCATATCTTGTCTATATCTAGCAACAAATCACCTTGCAACATAACATCATTAACATAACTGCTCTTGCCACTCAACGGTGACCCATACACAATAAACACTTGTCTTGACGGTTGCCCTAGCTTGTTATGTATTCTGTTATGACATCTATGGTGAAGCAGTGCAATATTGTTTTCATTTAATGCAATGTTTGGGTCAGTATAGTTATCATCTGTTAGATATATCTTGTGGTGACAAATGCAATCATAAGATTTAACTATGGGTTGGCCACAATGTTCGCATATCCAAAAGCCGTTGTCATCAACTCTAGATAATTTGATGATGTGAGTTAACTTTTTCCATTCTGCTGTACGGTAGAAGTCTGATAACATTACACATCACCAATCACTTTCTAACTTTTCTTTCTTTATCTTTAATTCTTCTTTTCGCAATTCTAAAAGTTGTGGGTCATTTTTCCATTTCTCTTGTTTACGATTTTTAAGCCAAAATATCATAGCAGTAGTATCAGGTGGTATATATACTTGTTCATCAGCATATTCTATATGCTCAACTTCCTTTACTCTCTTACCATCTTTATATTCAACAGTCTTAACCTTTACCGGCTTTTTTACTGTTTTGAATATTCCCAATGCTTTTTGCAGTAATGAGTTTTCCACTTCAATATCAACAACTTCTTTACCTCTTTGAATAGCAGTATCTATTTGTTGATATTTCTTTTTCCACTCGGAAAGAGTTTTGCGACTAATGCCGATATTGTGGCTAATCTGTTGGTCGGTCAATCCCATTCTTGCCCAACCTTCAATTAGTTTAAGACCATTTTCTTCAATCCACTTATCAACTTTAGCCACAACACCTCACCGTCCTTATACTACAAAAGCACTACATTTTTTTAATTTATGCAGTGCCTTTATATCTACTATGCTATTTCTCTATTTTCAATAATAACATATTAAAATGGGACAAACAGGACAAATGGGACACATTTTGAAAAAATTTTAAATTTTTTTAATTTCTCTTGCAATTCTTTTCTTTAGTGCATCAACAGTAGCACCTTCACAGTATGTATCAAGGCTTGAATAGATAATAACCCATGTTTTTTGCTCAACAACATACTGCACAACTGAATATCTAACAAGATTATCTGATATGCTAGATATAACTTTATCTACTTTATTTTGCATATCAATTATCTTATTGATTTGTTCGTTAATACTATCCAACTGCTTTCTTACTGCTGTAGTCTGCATAAAGCCCTCAACAGATACCGGATGTGATGTATAAGGATATTCAGCTGAGGACCCCACAACTGTATCAGTTACTGTATTTTCTTTGATTAATTCAGTTTTCTTCTGTTGTAATCTTCTTAGTTCCAGTGATAGTGATGGGTAATTTTTTCGCATTTCTCTTAGTTCTGACATTGTCATTCTCTTCTTCTCCTATCGTGCGTACATATGTGCGTGTTTTATTTTTTTATGATGTTACTTTTGTTACAGATACTACAAACGCAATCTAGCATATATGTAAAACATAGCATTAATTTCATTGTATCTAATATCAACATCTGTAAAAGTGTATTGTGGATATAGCTTTTTTAACTTGTCAATTAAGTTATATTCACAGCTGATAGCTTGTCTAATGTCTTTCTTCCTAAATTTATAATGATTTTTCTTTACTGTTGGCTTTTTCAAACCTCTACTACTTCCCCAGCGTTTTCTTCCTTGTGGGTCTTTAGCAAGGTAGAACGCAATACCGGTTAATCCAAATTCGTCTGTGTCTAATAGCTTAATATCATTTCTTTTTGATTTACCCCAAAGTAAATTCACTTCTTTCATGTTCAGTTCAAGCTGACTATCAACAATAATGTGATGATGATAGCCATTCTTTTTCTTCTCTGTCACATATACATATTTTGCATTTGGTATTCCTTGTTTTTTCCTTTTTCGATTTAACCTTCTGAGGAAGTTAGTAATATCTTTATGTGCTGATTCATAGTCTTGTGGTTGGCTTTCAGGTGTGTACGTCAATGTGATGCAGTAATCATCATCAGTAAAATTTGTATTGACTAGTCTAGCGAAATACTTCCTTGCATTTTTATCATTAAGGTCTTTAATTGCTTTCTTAGTTTTCTTCTTTAATTTCTGTTTTAGTGTACAACTCTCTTTGCGTGTGAATTCTGGATAGATTTCCACATCAAGTTGATTACCTGCGAAAATTTCTTTTGTTGCGTAACAATGACTAATGACACCATCTTTCAACAACCTTAGAACAGTATCTTCCTCTTCTTTCTCATACTGCTGTACTATTTGATTTTCATAATCATATTCTATGTAATGCTTTTTCTTTCTCTTCATGATTATCTATCCTTACTAGTGGTTGAGTTGTTAATACCCATTACAAGGTCAGCAAAGAGGTCAAAACCTCTATTTTATTGTGATAGTAAAAATCTTTGATAGGTCATTTTTTAATGATTTTCTATCAAAGATTTTTGTTATTTGTTATTTAATTTTCTTCTTGTCTGTAGGCTTGGTGAGTTCCGTTGTAATAGCTTCTTTCTTCGTCTGCTACTTGATAGCCTAATTGTTCAAGTAATCCAATAAAATTGGTATATGCATCTACATTTGCCCATTCCTTCTTATATTCAGCTTCATCATCATAGAAACAATCATAATCTGTTTCATTTTTTAAATATCTCCAATTTGTTAACAATGCTCTTATGTACAACAACATAACTCTGCGTATATTCGTATCTTTAGTGTAATCATAATTATTTTGATTGTTTGTAATATCTTCCTTACTCTTTTCACCAAAATATACACCATAGCTAGATTGTAAATAGATAATAAAGTTTAGTAAAAGATTTTCATCACCTTTATTACCTGTGTATCTATTTACAAATTCATCAACAGTAACTCTTGCAGTATTTCGTACATTTTCCAAAATACTTAATTTGTCTTTAAGTATTTCTTTGTCTCTTTTCTGCTTATCACTAATCTTTTTTCGTTCTGCTCTTTCCCGTTCTCTTTCATCAGCATTGTCTTCAACTGCTTTTGATATCATCTTATAAATAACTATCCAATCAGCACTAGCCGGTGACAAAGCAAAATATAATTGCTCTTTTTCATTAGCTATCAATTCATCTATATCTATATTTGCATAGTCACAAGCTACAACATTATCATATTTTAAATACCTTCTTTCTTCGTCAGTAATATCAACTAACCCTTTATCTTCAAGTTCCTTTTTAATAACCTTCTGCTTTTCTTTTCTTTCTTGTTTTCGAAGCTTTGAGTTGTATGTGTAGTCAAAATTGTTAGTACCTATTTCTTTTAGACACTCATTCTTATCTTCTACATTTTTCAACTTTTCAAGTTTTATATAGTCAGTAAGCTTAACTTCCCTTTCTTGTGACTTGCGTAATTCTTCCCTATCGAGTTCAAGTAGCTTAACTCTATGCCAGATTGTAGTAGCAGAAAAGCCTGTTTTCTTTTCAATGCTTCTAATGCCTTCGCCTAAATCAATCATCATCTGGAAGCCTTCAGCTTGTTCAAGTGGTGTTAAATCGGACCTTTGCATATTTTCAAGCAACATTGTTGCTATTTGCTCTTTCTTTGACATTACATTTACAACAGTACATGGCAATGTTTTAAGTCCTGCAATCTTAGATGCTTCACATCTTCTATGACCTATGAGAATTGTATAGTAAGCAATTTTGCCTAATTTGTATTGAGGTATTACAGTTAGATTCTGCATCACACCTCTAGCTTTGATACTCTCTGCAAGTTCTGTAAGGTCCCCCAGGTCCTTTCTTGGATTGTCCGGATGAGGTCTTAACATATCAATAGGTATTTGTTTTTGTTCCATAGTTATCTCCTTTTTTGACTTAGAAAGTCACACAAATGTTTAATATTCCAGCCGATAGCCAATAAACGGCCATCTTATAATCTTTACTAATGACATAACCGATACAAGCACAAAACTGCAACAAAATAAGAATGGAATTGTCATCAAATGGA